GAGAGCAACAAGGAAGCCATCAGGGAGAGGGAGGAGAAGAAGTCTGAATTACACCAGCAAATAAGGGATTACAGGAATGAAATAAGGCTCATCAACGGCAATGTCAGGTCGGATCAGGCTTTGATTGCCTCACAGGACAGGGCCGTCCTGGCCTGTCAGAAAAGAATTTCTCTCAACGATGTGAAGATCGACAAGGTAAGGGATGGAGTCATTGAGAGGGCGGAAGAGGCAGCTCTAAAAAGAAAGAGGATAGAGTTCAGGAGAAAAATAATGAAAGACAAGTTGGCAGAGATATGGAATCCAAAATGAAATCAATAAGGTTAGCGCGGAGATTGTACCTGAAATGGTGTGAATCAACCGGCAAGTCAAAGCGGACAATCGACAACAGTTACCATGAAATTGAGAGGTTCGTGAATGATACCCGCATCAAGACCCTGGACAAGATTGATGAGAACGCAGTCCATGAGTGGATAAACAACAGGGACGACACCACAACTGCGGGAACCAGGAGGTTCAAGTTGTCCTGTATTAAGGGGTTTATGAACTTCTGTGTGATAAAGGGGTATGTCCCAACCAACCCAGTATTGCTGGTGAAGGTTGACATTAGGCGCGTCAATCATGCCCGAAGAGAGGCAAGGAAGAAGCTGGCCTTTGACGAGGCAGAGTATCTGTACCTTCTCAACAACGTGGACAGCCCGTTCTGGAAAGCCTGTATCGCCATCGGGGTGGAGACAGGGCTTCGGTTCGGGGACATTATCCAACTGGAGTGGGACTGTATGACCTCGACAACCATCACAGTATGGACAGACAAGAAGGATAAGCGCGTGTCCTTGAAGATAAGTGACACCCTTCGCAGGGCCATCCACTCCATCCCATACGAATGCACGCGCTACCTGTTTCCGTTTGAGCGAAGGGAATTTATAGCTGGAAACAGAGCGCAATTCTCTATGGCATTCAAGCGTTTGCTCAAGAAACACGGGATAGAGGGGAAGAGTTTCCATTGCACCAGGGTAACATTTGCTACTCGCGCCAAGAAAAAGGGGGGAACGCTGGCCAAGATTGCAACAGACTTGGGACACAGTTCGGTGAGGACAACCGAAAAGCACTACATCCAATGAGGTTTAGCAAAGGAGAGAGGAAGGCAATCCACCTGGCCTTGGAGGAAACAAATGGAGCGGTCGGCTTGGCTGCCAAGCTGGTCGGCATCACCAGCTACAAGGTTAAGAAGCTCATCGACACCGACTCGGAGTTCAATATTCGGTGGGGGAATGGCGAGGTCAAGGTTCCCACGCCAACGGATGTGATCCACAGGCCAGACCCATCAATCGGGTTTGTGGCCAAGCTCAAGGAGGAGGAGGCCGCCTTGTCCACGGGACTGGAGGCTGTTGGAATAACAGGCAAATGCAAGGAAGAGGCCATCGCCACCTCTGCGTTTGTGGCTGAACACCTTGGCCGGATGAGGCAGATGACCACGGGCGGGTTGCTCAAGGATTTCACGGAGCTTGGTGTTGTGTTCAAGGAAATCAGGAACGAACTCTCGGAGGGCCAGGAGCAGGAGAGGGAGCAAACCCTGTATGATGCCCTGTTTAACACGGTTAAATTAAGGAATGAAATCAACAGGGAGGTCATCAAGGGTGCGCTGATAGACGCACAAATCAAGCAGAAGAGCGAGGAGCGGATGGGAAGAAGCCCGATCAGCAAGCCTGGTTTTGCGCCAATGAATAACATTCTGATAAAGACAGAGGGCAACGTCGAGGTCAGCAAGAATGCCAAGTAAGGTCAATCTATCCGAGGAGGAGATAGAAGCCATTGCGTCAGCCGCAATGGATACCGTACCTGAACCAAAGGGCGACTGGTTTCCTGACCTGAACGCCACACAGGAAAAGATTTTTAACGACCCGTCAAAGTATGTGTTGGGGTATGGTGAGAAGGGTAGCGGCAAAACGATTGGTTTTGCACACAAGCTGACCCGCCATGCCTATGAAGAGAACAATGCTCTAGTCCTTATTCTTGCTCCCTCCATACGGACAGGTTCCGAGGGTGTCTGGCATGACCTGGACACCCTGGTACTCCCGCAATGGGAGGAGGGAATAGGACTGGAATACACAGTATCCAAGCTCGACCCCAATACCAAGGACAGACACAGGTGGATACGCAATCGGTTCGGGGGCTGGAGCAAGTTACTTCTGGTGTCGATCCCCTATGCAGCGGCAGTCCAAGCCAGGATTAAAGGCCCAGCCCCCAGCCATGTGTATGTTGATGAGCTAACGCAATGCGATGGTGTGGAATACTTCCGCTATCCAGCAGCACAGTTGGGCAGAAGGCGTGGCATTGAGGGGCCGCAACAATACTGCGCCAGTTGCAACCCGGAGGGGCCAAGCCATTGGGTTTACAGGCAGTTCTTTGAGGATTGCATGGATGATGACGGCAAGAGGAACAAGCACTTCAAGGTCTACCATGTGCCAATGCGGGAGAACGCCAAGCGTTTGCCTGAAGGATATGTGGAACACTTGGAGGCGATTCTTAAATCTGACCCGATTGAGTGGCGACGACTCATTGAGGGGGAATGGGTGGATAGGCCAACAGGGGAAGCCTTGTTCAACGACTACTTCTCGCCTGAACTACACAAGAAAGGGGATGAGATCAGCGGCAAAGGACTCATGCCCAAGCCAGGGCATCCCATCATCATTGGCTACGATCTTGGCCAAGTTTATTCTGCTGTGACTTTCCTTCAGATGATACCAACCAGGAGGGGAAACCTGTGGATTGCATTTGATGAGATAGATTACCTTGGCGAGCGACACCTGTATAAGAGGTTGTGTCAGCAGATAATGAAGAGGATGGATTACTGGAACGAAAAGCTCGACACCGAGTTTCACTACCAGCACATCACAGACTCAAGTGCCATCAACCAATGGCATCCCGGCGGAGAGGGGAGCTATGATAGCTGGGACTTCGAGCGGTATAGCGATGGCCGCATCAAGATGGTCGGCTGCCCCAAGGGTCAGGGGAGCGTGGAAGCCAGGGTCAGGCTTCTGTCGGGCAAGCTGTTCCAGGATGAGTTCTATGTATCTGCCCTTTGCACCAACGCTGTCGATATGCTGATGAACCTGGAGTCAGACAAGAAAGACCCCACTAAACCCAAGCGCAGCAAGTACATACACAAGTTTGATTCCATCACCTACCCCATGTTCAAGCTGGATCTCAACAACAACTCAAGGTTGCCCAAGGCATCGGAAGTCCGGGCCAATTTAATTCATTGCGGAATTTCTTGAATGTTACCCTAAAAGTAGGTAGTAAACACGAATGGTTAACATGACAGATAAAGTTGTAATAGACCTGACGGACAACGACGAGTTGACCGAGTACATAAACAGCAAGTCTCCCGGCGACGAATGCGAGATGGAGATTGTGGCTTCCTTGGATGAGGTAACAGAGGAACAAGCTGTCTTTTCAATTAAGGATGTTTCTGTTGAACTCCCTGGGGAGGAAGAAGAAGAAGAGGAGGAATCTGATGAGGAGTCCCCTGTGATGGCGGTAATGGGCGGCGGTAGCATGACAGACAAATCATACTAATCGGCCAATCGCCTACAACCTTCCTCCTTGAAAGGCTTCACGATAAAGCCGGAGTTCTTGGTGGGTGGGACAGGGATAGGGTTAAGCGATGTTGTGCTTTTTTGAACGTAACAGTAGAGGAGCTTGCGGCTCGAAGCTGCATCCCCCACGTTACCCTAAAGAGGTGGATGCGGGCTGGCCGGGTTCCACCATACATTGCGCTTCTGTTTTACCTACAGGAACGCGCTGAAGTAGAGGCAAGATATGATTGATTTTGATGTACTGAAGGCTCACGGGACGACCAATGAACGGCTCCGTGAGATATTTAAGGCGAAGCTACCGGGGAACACGGTGTTGGCCAAGATGTCAAAGGATGAAGTCAAGGCATTGGAGAAGGACATCGAGAGAAGGGAGAAGGCAGAGGACTTGATTGCCTCAAGGATTACTGAACACATCACATTCAGCCTTCGGAACCACCACCTTTACAGCAGCGTTGACCTGGCGTGGGACAGTTCCCCAATCAACAGCAGGAACATTCCCCTCATTATGTATGCCCAGAAGAGGATCAACGTGGATGCCTGTGTCAAGGAACTGGATAAGCTAAAGATTGCAGACAAATATGTGAAGCGCGATGCTGCCGGACAACCAACCGAAATTGACTTGCCCAAATTCTTTGAGGTCAACATCAACCTGGTTCGAAGTTTTGTAACCCGTCGCCTGGCGGCCCAAGTAAACAAGTACAACGGCCTGTATCCGTTCTTCAAGTATCATCCAAGGGGGACAAGCGCAGCCGGGAAACTCCGGGCAGATGTGCTGTCACAGCGGGTGGACATCATGGCAGACCAGTATGATTACAGGCATTTCCAGACACAGGTGGTGCGGGATATGTTT